GCCGCATCCATTGTCAGAAGCGGCGATCCGCCACGCTGCGGTGCAATCGCAAGATTATACTGTTTCTTCATATCTGTTCTCCTCTCTTACACGCCCTGACGCGCGATGATCGTAAGTTCTGCGACGTTGCGCGCATCTGCTCCGCTCGACCACTTGACGCCCGTCAGCTCGACGCAGTTTCCTGTCTCATTCGCGGCACCGAGGTCGCCGACCTTTGCTCCTGCGGGGCTCGTTCCGCTGACCACCTTCGTGCGGACATAAACCTTTGCGCCGACCTTCGGCGTCCCCCATGCGCAGATTGCGGACACGCCGCCACGCTGCAGCACATCACACGGTTCACCAACGACGTAAAATCCGAAGTCCTGCGACGGGTAAACCTTCGCGGACTTGACCTTGCGCATCGCAATGCCAGCAAAGTCTGCGGCAGTGTTCGTCGCTCCGAAAAGCGCGACCGATCCATCATCCTTCTGGATGACAGGAGCGCCGAACGGGATGTCCGACGATCCTGCGGCGACGGGGCGCGTGCGGCTGACCTCATCGCCCTGACGAGACGCCTGCCCCGGATAGCCATAGGTCATGTTGATTCCGATTGTAGTTCCCGGCATAATTACTTCTCCTCCTTCTTGCAGTGCGGGTTGCGCTTGCGGCAGTTCTCGCCGTAGGCCCGCATCTCTTTCTCCCGAGCTGCCGCATCTGCTGTCTTACGGTGCGAGAGCGCGCCGTAGCCGCCCGGCAGGGGCTGCGTGTCCTTTGTACGCATCGCCTTTTTAAGTGTACGAGAGAGTGCGTCCGACGCTTTCTTTCTCTGTCCCGCGGGCATTGCGGCAATGAACGGTTTCATTGCGCGAACAACAGAGAGTGCGATCGCCTTGTCGGCGGTTACCTCAGACCTCGGAATAGCCTTTACCTCGAAAAGCTCCGGTTCCTCGTCCTCCTCGAGTTGTTCGGGCGGTACAGTTTTGCTCTCCTCCTCGGATTCCTCGTCCTCAGTCGGAGCAGGATCATCGCCTTTGAGCTCTTCCTCGAGTTCGTCGAGAGCCTCCGTCTCTTTTGGTGCGTCCGCCGGTTCATCATCAGGATCGTCGTCCTGTGTCTGCGGCTTGGTGAATGCGTCAACCTTTGCGTTGAGTGCTTCGATCGCGTCCATGACTGCCTTGTAGTCCTCGGCATGCGTCTCCTGCACTTCCTCAGCGGGATTGCCGCCGCCCTCCGCTTCGTCGACAGCACGCGCCGCCTCGCGGACTTCCTCCGGCTCTGCATCCTTGGCGAATGCTGCAAACATCCGATGCAGAATACTACCCTTCTTTGCCATCTGTTTTCCTCCTTCTGGCTTTGCTTTGGCGTCACGGATTGCTACTTCGCTCCCCGCGCGCCCCTCCTCGACGACTGCGACATGATTGCCGATGATATCCATCTGGCAGTATGTTCCGTCGTCCCTTTCAATATATTTGCACTCGTATCCGCACGAAATTTCGCGCTTTCCCGCATCAATCTTGGAGATAAGCGCTGCATCGTACACGACGAGATCGCAAATCAATTTATCACTGTCCACTCCGCTGCCGCGCCGGACGTTCTGGACTGTGCCCTTGGTGTAGCTCGCGTAGTTCGATGCATCCACACCGACGGGTGGGTGATCGTCTGTCACGGGTTTGCCTTCAAAGGACGCGATCGCAGCAGGTTTGAACACCTCGCTCTCCTCGCGGTACACTTTTAGGAATCCGCCGCCGGTATCAGAAACGCCGAGCTCCTGCGGCATGTATTCCTGCATCCCCGTGCGGCAGATTGGGACGCTGTGACACACGAGGAATCCCTCGGGCGTCTTTGTCATGTGGGGCGAGAACCTTGCCCCGTAGAATGCTTTCAATGGACATTCCCCCTTCAAAATTGGCATAAGAAAAGCACCCTTGCGGGTGCTGAATGTTTTTTTTGTTACTCTACAAGCCCAAGCGTTTTCCATTCCCCATAAAGTTCTGCTTTACGCCTCTCCATCCGTTCGGCCTCTTTAGGGGCTGCATATTCTGACTGGACTTTGTAGTACCAGCATAAGCTAAATGCATTCGGTTCGACTTCTCCATTTTTTATGAGTTTCTTTTCTTGATCGTTGAGCGTTGCAAGGAATTGTTCTTTCTTAGTCATCAAGAACCACCTCCTCATATGTAATGATTTTTCCTCCCTGCTTCTCTATCTTCATTATCCGAGTTTTGGTTCCTTTGTCAAGCAAGAATTCATTCTCGCACTTATAGGAAGAAACAGAGGCAATGTAGCCTCCGGTGGCCTTTTCTGGAACAAAGAAATGACGAACTACCGCTTTTGCTCCTTGATCTCCATATGTCCCTCCTTCCGTCGGAGTGGTTGACAGAAACGCTTTATTTTCAAAACTTAATCCGTGTTCCTGCATTTTTTGGAGATCTTCAATGGTGGCTCCATGGGGATTATGCTTCGTTGCCCAGTCCATCAGTGTGCACTTCCGACACACCCACATGTCAGGATGTTCCATTTTGGAAAGTCCTGAGCTGATGTTATCTACCTTCTCTTGAAGTGCCTCCTTGGTGTATTCTCCCCACCCCTCGACTTTTCCGTAACACAGATACTCCCGTAAATGCTTCGATCCTTCTGTGTACCGATTGACAGATTTTTCTTCTGCTTCACTAAATTTTGATACCTGCTTTTTCCCATATTCGCTTTCAAATTTCTCGAATGCAGGATCTGTGATTTGTCCTTTGCTGTTGGACGCATATAAACACAGTGTTCCTTTTGGAGTACTAACTCCCGTATCTGCCTTAAAAAGCGGCTTGGACATAGTCTTTGTCTGGAACTGACCTGACGTTTTCACCTTTTGTTGTTTCGGTGCTTTAACCTTAGGAGTTTTAGTTTGTTGGGATTCTAGTTTTTCCTTCTGATTCTGTTTACTGAGATTTTTCGGTCCTTCCCCCAAAGATTCTTTAGGTTTTTCTTTCGGTATGAACTCATGCTTCGCCTTTCCGGTCCATTCCTTTCCAACAAATTTGCCGCCCGCACCGCCATCAATCTTACCCTCCGTCAGATGGACTTTCGAGCCGTTGATCGTTCGCCAGTTCTTCGGGTCGGGGTCCTTCGGGTGTGCGGAATCCATCGTCAGCCCGCGCTGCATGGCGTACGTGTCCAGACGCATAGAGAGCGCCATCAATCCGACCGCGATGCGCCTAATCTCGTTTCCCACATTAGAATCCTCCTTCAAACCGTTTCCTAGACATACGCTCAACATGTCCGTTTTGATACACCCGTATCGGGAACTTGAGCAAGTCCAAATCGACCACGGGCTCCGGATAACATCGGCAATTCGGGCAGCACCCCGCGTGGTAATGCCCAAGTGTATTGTTATAGGGCGAGCCATCAACGCGTCGTAGAGGAAACAAGTCCTCTGGCGCCGGCGGATCACTCCACCGGATGAGTACGCCGCTCATGTGTCTGTGACTACTGCGCGTCCTTCCGTCGCCATTGTTCCCTCCGCACGCCCGCCACACATACCAGTCAAGGCCAAGGTCTTCTGCGCGAGCCTGTACCAGATTTGTCTGTGTCATGGAGACCTGCGTTCGTGCGATCAGCTCTGCCCGGGCCCTCGTTTTCTCAGGGAACATCCTCCGGATTTCATCAGCGATGTCCGACGCTCTGCGTCCCTTCATAGCTTCTCGGTCAACATATGCCGCTACATCGTCGGCGATATTCTTCGGGAGCGTACTGATAAGGTCAGCGTTCTCCTTCACAAGTGCCCGTATTCGCACACCACGGGCCCCAAGTAGTTCTTTTTGAAGGGCTTTGTATATCTCTCTGCCCTTGCCACTGTTTCGCTCCGCCTCGCGCCATGTGCGCCCCGTATCGTCAAACAGTCCCGTCACCATCTTCAGCGCGATTGCCTCCGAGAGCCGGATGAAGTCTGACGTATGAGTGATTCTCTCAAGCGTCGAAATAATCCGATGGGGATCGCTCGTCTCTCCAGCGCGCATGACAATCCCCTTTGCGATGTCGAGGAGCGCCTTGCGGAACGCTATTTCAATCCTTCGTTTCGGCATCCATATCGGCTGATTCATTTACTGGCTCCTTATGCGCAGGATCCTGTTCTGCACCTCCGCCGAAAACTCCATTCATCAAATCGCCCATTCCCTCGTCCGGCTGCATCACCGAATCGTCGGCTTTCTCGATGTCCTCGTCAGTGATGTTGCTCCACATCCCCGTCATCTCCGCCTGCTGGCGCAGCTCTTTGAGTGCCGTCCGCTGGCTCACCATGCCTGCTTGGAACGCCTTTGTAACACTGTCTGTGTTCTTCGAGGCCAGGTCTGCCATCTCATCATCACGCGGGCGACGGATGGGATTGAACTCGTAGTCCCAGTCGTCGGGAATCCCGCCGAGCGTCGAGATGAACATGATCGGCAGAATCTTATCGTACACCGGACGAAGGTCAGCTTCCTGCTTCTCCTCGATGGTGTCGTAGTAGTTCTGCATGTCACTCTCGCCCGTGGCGTTCATTCCTGCAGGGCTGCGCCCGAAGAGCTTCGTCACAGGTGTCTCTGCTGCGCCTGCGACGTCCATCATGAAGCGGTCGTAGGTCTCCCCTATGCCGCCGAAGGTGTACTGGTGCGTCTCGTAGCTGTCGTTCTCGCCGAGCACCTGCAGACTGTTGTTGTTCATCATGGCGTTCATGCCTTGAATGGTGTTGTAGAGCTGCATCTGCGCCTGTTCGTTTCCAGTGCCTAGTATTTGGCTCATGCCGTCCATCTTCATGACACGGAGATTCGCCATGAACGTCAGCATGGCAATGTTCCAGCTGACGTTGTCGCGCTTCTTGAGCTCGTCGATGACATGCTCAAGCTCGGATGCGCCCCAGTAGGTCTCTGCGAGCTGCTCGAGGTACGGCAGCGGCCGCCCCATGAATCGGATGATGCGGCTGTGATGCACACGGATTCCGACCGTCAGTGCGTCGCTGGACACAGTGTAATATTCTGGCATTCCAAACTCGGGATCCGAAATGTCGCTGACGAGCTTGTCCTCTGGCGTCACCCCCGACCACCGGTCAAGGATGAGCAGCCCTTTGTACGAGCCCGGCATGATCATGTCGTAGTCGAGGGATTGATCGAGCTGGTTTTCGTGCCCCTCAATCATGATAAGGGCCCCTGCGCCGCCGTAGAGCCTCCCCCATTTCAGCCCCTCGAGGATGCGGCGGCTGGTACGCGTTGTGCGGTCACAGCGCACAATCTTCTTGATCTGGTCGGGAGAGAGCTGCGTCAGGATGTGGTACCCGTTCTTGATCATGTCCTCCGGGATAACGTCGATGATGCGGCGCACGATCCAATGGGAGCGGTAGAGCGCGTTGATCGTCTGCCAGTCCCGCGTGAACCGTGTCAACTGATACTCTGTCGTCTCCAGCGGATTCGGCATGAACACACCGGATCGCGTCATCGGATTCTGAAACGAATCGTTCGTTCTCTGCTGCCGTGCGGCGGTCTTTTTCTTTTTGCTCATTCTCTCCTCCTCCATTTCGGCAGCATGGTGTGAACATAATAGCGTAGCGCGTCCATCGCGTGATCTGCCTGTTTGACGGGCTTTTCTTCTCCATTTCGTGCCGCTCGCTCGTCCCAGACGTAGCTTTGGAACTCGTCGATCATCGGCTGGCAGTTCTTGCGGTGGATGCGGATTTTCTTCTTCGTCAGGAGCTTTGCGACCTCGCGGATTCCGTCGTTGACGCTGTTGTCTGCGTCCTTCACACGAAAGCCGCGCCCTTGGCACTCGAGCTTGAAGCTCGCCGCCGAGGGGTCAATGACGATAAAGTCTGGGTACTCCTCGCCGACCATCTCCTCGAGGTCGTCTGCGTACTGCGCGTCGGTCTTTTGCCGCTGCTCCTTGCGGCTGTCCCAGTAGTAGAGATTCGGAATCCAGATCGTCTCGCCGTCGTCGTAGATGTCGAGAAAGACCATCGGGTTCTTAGTTCCGTAGTCGCACGCGATATAGCGTCGGCAAGCGCTTTTCAGTGTGTTTGTGAACTCTGCATCGTCAAAGAGCAGGTCGTCGCTGAACATGTCATAGATGATGCCCTCGGCGAGCACCCACAAGCCGAGCACCATGCGTTGAAACCACATGCCGGAGTATGATGTTCTCAGGTTGTTCTTGAACTCCTCGTCCAGGTTCGGATTGTCGTCCAACTCAAAATGCACAACTCGCACAAGTCCATCACGGAGCTTTTGCTCGCTCGTGACGTACTCCTTGTAGAGGTAGTGCATTGGTGAATCTGGATTTGTTGTGCTGTATAGCCTAGCGCCCGGTACGCTGAGGCGGTTGAGGAGCTGCTTGAAGAATCGTTCGGGCATCAGCGTCAACTCGTCGCAGTACGCGCCCGCGAGTGTCTTTCCTCGGATGAACTTCTCCGAGCCCTCGTCCTTCGCGCCGACGACCTTGATGCGGCGCACATGCTCGCCGTCTGCGTCTCGCCAGAATACGTCCAGCGATCCGCTTTGTCTGTTGTAGTGGTAGTTCTCCTCGCCGACGGTGTCGAAGAGGTCATTCAGCACGTTATCATAGATCGTGTCCTTGGACACACCCGTCATGAGGAGCAGCCCCGGCGGCCCCGTCATGATGTAGTTCAGCCACTTCGGAATCATGGCGACGGTCTTGCCGCTGCGGACGCTGCCCTCGAGAATGTTGATGAATGCGTCCTCCTCAATCGGCTTCTCGATGAAGTCCAGAGCCTTTACACCCCAGTCCTTAAACTCCATTAGGGCGTCCTCCTCTCACGAGCCTTTTTTAGAGACTGCACAAGCTGCACCATTGTAGATTGCTCCGGCTCTTCCAGCTCGGCGATAGGACTTCCTTTGGTCATTCCGGGCCTGCCGACATCTGCTGCTTCGAGGCGTGCCTGCCGCTCGAGTTCGATGCCCTGCACGAGATAGTCCAGGATGTTTTTTGTGGACAGGCTCTCATCGTCCAGCCGCAGGAGAGCGGTCATTGCTTTTTTCTGCAGGGCCTGCGCCATCGTCATGTGGTCTTTGAGCATTTTGCGTACGGCTTCGCGCGTCTCCTCCATGCTGATGCGCTGCAACTCGTTATCGTATGCCCGTGCTCGCTCTACCCAGTCCCATGTGCGGCTCCATCGCTCGATTAATTTCAGCGATTTTCCCAACTTTTCCGCAACGCTCGCGAGACGACGCTTTTTCTTCGCGCCATCTGTCTCGTGGCTCATATTGCGGTAGAGAAGAAAGGCCTCATAGGCGACCGAGGATTCACCCGCTTGGCGTTCCCACAGTTCCTGTTCGGTCGATATTTTCCGGCTCATGCATCCACGTCACCTCCTGCGGCAGCCTCCATGACATCATCGATCGTCATCGTCACGCCGTCCCGCTCTACGGTAACGGTCTGCTTACCGCTGGTCTCGATGTACCGACGGATGATGGCGTCAACGTAGCGCGGATCAAGCTCCGTGCTGTAGCAGATGCGCCCGGTCATCTCCGCTGCGATCAGCGTCGAGCCGCTGCCGCCGAAGAAGTCAATCACGAGGTCGCCCGCCTCCGTGCTGTTGGTAATCGCACGAATCGGAAGCTCTACGGGCTTCTGCGTTGGGTGCACGGTCTTGCTGTCGCGTGCGACCTCCCAGACGGTGTTCTCGCGGCTTTCTTGATAGAGACAAATGCTCCGCCCCTCGCTCAGCCGGACGTAGCGCACCTTCTTCCCCTTCGGCATCTTGTCCGTGAGGTAGAGCTTGTTGCCCGTGCCGTCCGTCAGAACCACACCACCTGTCAGCGTTGTCGCCATCCCGTCCGCACCACGAAGGACGACGTTCCATGTCGTACGCTGCGCACGATCGCCACACCATTTCGCCTGTTGCCCTGCTTTCTCGGCGTAGAAGCACGGCTCATGCGCCCACTGATAGTCAGCGTGCCCGAGGACGGGCGCGTTCTTGACCCAGATGATGTACTGCTTCTCCATGATGCCCGCCGCAATCATGGCATCTTCGAAGTCACGGCGCGTACTCGATGCGTGCCAGATGTAGAAGGCGGCATCGTCTGCCGTGCTGCGCATGTAGTTGTGAAACGCAGGAACGAGAAGCTCTGCCATCAGATCATCGTGCGTCTTGTCGTCATTGGCGATCATGTCAAACTTGCCGCTCTGCGTCTTGTAGCTGACACCATACGGCGGGTCTGTGTGTACGAGCTGCGCCTTGCGTCCGTCCATCAGCCGCTCAATCGTCGCTGCGTCTGTAGCGCTGCCGCAGATGAGACGGTGATTCCCGAGGTGCCAGAGGTCACCGAGCTTGGAGAACGGCTTATAGTCATCATCTACCCCCGGCTCTGCATCTGCATTGTCATCAACGGAATCATCCGCGCCCTCCATCGAGGCGATGATCTTCTGCAGGTCTTCCTCTGTGAATCCGGTCAGCTCCACGGGTACGATGCCCGTATCCATCTCCTGTACCATATCCATCAGCTTACCCATGTCGAGATCAGCAAGCTCTGCGATGCGGTTGTCCGCGATCAGGTCGGCGTGCTCCTCCTCCTCGCTCGCGTAGTCTTGATACTCCACGGGTGCGGACTTCCACCCCATCGCTGCTGCGGCCATTCTGCGCCCGTGCCCCTTTGTGATAAGTCCGCTTCGCTTGCTGACGGTGATCGGTGCGCGCCAGCCCGTCGCTTGGATGATGTCGCCGAGCAGTCGAATCTGCTTTTTATTATGGTCGTTCGGGTTCCCGGGGTTCGGCCGAATATCTCCGAGTGCGACGATCTCATCATACGCACAGAACACGGGCACTCCATCATTCGTCATACCGCGTGGCTCTGCTGGTGACTTGTAGTCGATCAATCTGCCTCCTCCTTTCTCTTTCGGACAAATAAAAAGCCCTCTGCCGATCGGCGAGGACTCTGCTCTCTGAAATTTTGACGCTACCATCATAACACGGCGAAAGCGGAAAAACTCGCCATAAGTTCGCCAACTTTCCGCCACGTTTCCGCCAAAAAAGCGACATGAGTACGACAAGAATGCGACACGAGTTCGCCAACTTCTATGCAAATTCAAGCTATTTTACTGTCAACAAATACAAAATCCGCTTTTCTGTCAATCGCTTTATCCGGGAACATGATAGCTGCAACCCGCTCTACCGCCTCTCTACATCGCCTCTGACAGCTACGCTCGCTGTAAGGCACCTGCATGGCAATATGGATCCAGTTCTCCCCGACAATGTGCTTTAGCTCTACGATCTTGCGCTCACTCTCCTCGAGCGTAGTGAGTGCTGCATCAATACGCTGAATGAGGGTCGTGAGCCGCTGGCGATTTGCCGTCAGGATCAACAGTCGTCCCTCGAGCTTTTCCTTGCGCTCGATTGCCTGCTCGACGGATGAGTGCTGCTCGCCACCTGAGACAATGACCTTGTCATACACCGTTGCTTTCAACCCACCGAGAATTTCGATCTGTTCGCGGATGCCATCGATCTCGATGTTGATGCTCTCGATCTGGTGCTTGAAGCTGTTATAGTTTTTCAGATATTTGTAAACCAGTTGCTCATAATCGTTGTAATTGCGCACCTGCTGCCCTCCGCTCAATAACGAGATAGAGAGCGCGAATCGCTCCGCGCTCCTTGTTTTCTCTCTTACTTGGGTTACTCCAGCTCCCGCATCATGATCTCGATCCTCGGTCGCTCATCGTACCATTTGCCGAGCACCCCGTAGCCGACGATCTGACTGTCGTCCTTGTACCACACACCCTTGAGTGCGTCCTCCACGCCCTTCAGGACGTTCGAGACATCGGGCTTCGTTACAGGGCGCAACGCCCCTGCCTTTGCCGCCTCACGCTTGTATTTTGGCATCCCTTTGGGGATGGCGCGATAGATACGTAGGGAGAACTCGATTGCGCCCTCTACGGGAGTCACAGGGGCGTGCTGCGCTGCGATCATCCGAACGTAGCTCTTGTAGTCACGGCTCTTTGCTGGATCATACGCCTTGACGAATCCGCCCTGCCGTGAAAATCGCGGACGCCCCTGCGCGACAGGCTCGCCAAGAATAACGGCGGTATAGGTACTCAAAATGGTATATCAGAGTCGGCCACCACTCTGCTCCCCTCAAACATGCCCTGCTGCTCGGGCGGTGCTGTGGAACTCGTACCGCCGCCCTTGCTGTCGCAGAACTCCATGCTCTGGACGACCACCTCTGTCACATAGCGTTTCGCCCCGTCGTTGCCGTCATAGCTTCGCGTCTGGATGCGCCCCTCGACGGCGATCTTTTGGCCCTTTGTGACGTACTGACTGATGACCTCCGCCGTCTTTTCCCATGCCACACAGGAGATGAAATCTGCCTGTTTATTTCCGTCCGAACTCTTGCGCCGATCTATCGCCAGCGTAAACGAGGCGTACGCCTTGCCGCTCTGTGTGTATTTTACATTCGGGTCTCGCGTGAGCCGTCCGATTCCTACGAAGTGGTTCATTCGGATTCCTCCTCTACGGGCTTTCCTGTTTTCAGATCATACAGGCGTTCTGTACCTTTTATCGGTATTTCAATCCAATATGGATTTCCGGTCTCTCGCCCCCACTTTTCGAACGCTTCTGCTAGAGCGTCTTCCAGATCTTCAATTTCCTGATCTATCAAATCACAAAGAAAATCCTCGGAACTCTTCGCCAGCACATCATCGGCAGCCTTGCGCAAGTTATCAACCACGCAATCAACCCAAATAGGCGGCACGTAATCCTCTGTCTCTGCAATATAGACGGTTTGAGCATCTGGATTATTTGCTCTCGCAACATATAATGCATCCGACAAAAACCAATAACCTGTATGCCACTTTTCATCTTCCAGATTGTATATGTAGGCGTATTTCTTATCCATAATCTCCACTCCTTCATCACATTTTTCGCATAGATAAGTGTCGCATATCCCGATTTTTGGATGTTATTCAGTGTTTTCAACCGCATTTTTGCGATTGTAGTTGTTGTTCCTCCGGAAATTTCATAAACACCAGCCAGATTGTCTTACCCCTCCGGTTCCCGAACAACGGCTGCTCAGGGATAATTTTCAGAACATCCGCCGTAGAAATCTGATCTTCCGACCATTTGAATATCAATACGCCGTAATCTTTTAGGACGCGCATACACTCCTCGAATCCTCGGCGCAGATCATCCTGCCATGTGCTTTCGAGCATACCGTACTTGATGCCGAGCCATGAACTCTTTCCGGCTCTGCACAGGTGCGGCGGGTCGAATACGACAAGCCGGAAACTCTCGTCAGAAAATGGAATCTCTCGGAAGTCTGCGATCAGATCAGGCTTGACCTCGAATCGTCGTCCATCACACAGGGGTTTAGCAAAACTGCGATTGTCCATAAACACGGCCGCCGGATGCTCCTTGTCGAACCAGAACATCCGAGAACCGCAGCAGGCGTCAAGTATCTGTTTCACGGCTTGTACACTTCCTTCTCAAGGTCGTCATCTTCATAACCTTGCTCTACCATCACCCACGCCATCATGCAACGCATCGACGCATTCACAAGATGCTCCTCACTTGTGTCGCCTTTGAGATAGAGCGACAGATGCCGCAGTGCTCTTGCTGCGTGTTCTACCGCGGGAATCTCCTTCCACGTCTCGCCCGGATGCTTTCTTGCGCCCGCCGTGAGACCTGTCGCCACTTTGTCGAGCCATCCGCAATCAATGTAGCGGTACTCGTTTTTCTCCTCGTCCTGCGGATATTTCTGCTCTGCCATTTTTATCACATCTCCTCGACGTACTCATGTTTTTCGGCATCGTAGAAGAACACCGGGATGTGATACTCTCTCGCGTATGCAAGCTCGATCATGCACCCCTTGCTGGCGCGGTATTCCCCTGTCATTGTGACCCCGACACACTTACTCAGAAGCTCGAGGCAGTAGCCCATGATCTTGTCATACTCCATCCCCTTCAGCGCCTTGAAATTTGCCAGTGGGTTGACATAGAGTATGTACTTAGACCGTTCCTGCAGCTCTCTCTGGATTGCCTCTGCCGCTGCTCGGTTATTCTCCTCGTCCCCCGTGAACGGGTGGGACAGATAGTGCAGTATCATGCCATCACTCCTCCAAGTATCCGTGCTCACGGTTCTTCTTGTTCACGATCCTCTGCAGCTCATCGCGTTCATTTTCAAAATATCCAATACGGTTAAGCCATGAGGTACAGAACGTGATAACTTCCGTGAGTTTCAATGCGAGTCTCTTTTCCGTCACACCCACATCCTCAATGTCTGTTTCGATGAAAAAATCATCAACCAGACCACCTAAGTATCCTGCCTCCTGAACGACTTCGTTCGTCTTCTTAGAGAGCTCCACGACCCAGTCCAGTGTCTTCAGGTAGCAAAATTCCGAGCTTGGCTGCGGCTTTGTCATGTCGGGATCCTGCTTGTTGTCTTGCTCTTCCAGCAGCCCTTTCGTCTGTTCCCACATATCGTATTCCATCTCAGCACGCTCCTCTCATGCGATAATCCTCTGCCCGAATGTTCACAGGCACGGTCATTTCCGACAGTCTGCTTGCAACACGTAGGCCGAATACATCGGCTATTCTTTTGCCATCGTAGTTCGTCGTGATGATCGTCGGCAGCATGTGCTCGTATCGGTGATTGATGAGCACGTAGATCAGCTCGATCACCCACGCTTTCGGGTCTTCCGCGCCGAGGTCATCCAGCACAAGGAGCGGTGCGTTCTTTGCCGCCTCGACCAGTTCCGCCGCCTTACCGTCCTTCTGCCCAAAACTCGCACGCAGTTTGGCGAGCAGATCAGGGACGACCACGAACATTCCGGGGATACCCGCCTCCGCTGTCTCGCGCAGAATCGAGACGGCCAGATGCGTCTTTCCCGTCCCGCAGTTACCTTTGAGCAAAAGCCCCGGCACTTTGGGATCCAGCTTTACCGCCGAACAGAATCGTCTGCATAAATCAACCGCCTGTTTTGTCGCCGGAGTTGCCTGAAACGTTGCGAATGTGCGTGAGCGGAACCGCTCGCTGACACCGCCGCTGCCCATGATCCTCTCGATTTTCTGCTGCTCCTGCTGCGTCTTGTACTTGGCGCAGGGCTGGATGCAGGAAAGAAGAGGATTACGGTATCTCTCGTCGCGGAACTCTCGCCCGTTGTAACGGCACTCATGACAGTTCTCTACGCGGTACGGGCACGCTGCACACGCCGCATCATGCGCTCGCTTGATCGTCTCCGCTTCCGCTGCCAGAAGAAGCCCCTGTGCCGTCCGGATCGCCTCTCTGGGTGCTCCGATCACCCGCAGAATCTCCGCCCTCCTCGGTCGTGCCGCCCAGATCATACGGGCTTCCCTTGACCGTATCTCCGTCAAAGTACGCAGCATACGGGGACTTCTCTGTGCCATCTCCTGCCACGTTTCCTTGAGTGCTGCCAGTGCCATAACTACCGCCTTTCTTTCTTTGTGCCTTGAACCCGTCACGCCTCCACCGCTCGAGTATCGTTGTTATATAGCGCAAGCTGCGGCCGTTGGAGAGTGCGGCCTCTTCGATTGCCGAGGTCACCCAATGCGCGCCATATTCGTCCGTGAGATCTGTGAGCTTATCTCGCTCAATCTCTCCTGTGACGGGATGGATATTGTCAGAGAATGCTCGGAATACTGCTCCATGATCCGGTCCGTCTTGGTCTTGAGGATCCTCGCGCGTGTGCGCGCTAGCTGCAGCAGCATATATACTATCCTTACCTATCCTATCCTTACCTATCCTATGCGGTCCCGTTTGCGTCCCATGGCTGTCCATTGGTTGTCCATGGGACGTCCCATTTGTGTCCCGTGGTTGTCCCGTGGTTGACATTGGGTCGTCCGTTGGTTGTCCGTCTGTCGTCCCGTGGTCGCCATTTTCCACATCGGGACGTACTCTATCGGCCCTCTGACGTGGCTCCAGTAGTGTGGTTTCGGGCATTACCTGCAAAAGTAAATCCTTGTAGATGCTGTTGACTTTTCGATCGGCCCGTATCTTATTGTTCTCCTGCCAGTCTAGGATATAAGTCACTAGGTCCTCATTGAGGACCTTGACGAACCCCTTTGCGGCCAAAAGTCTAAGATCATCCTCCGAGGCATTGACCATCTGCATGATCGGATATGCCTCGACGATGCCGTCATCATCCGCTGCCATGCCAAGGTGGAAGTAGAGCGCTTGTGTTGACCCCGGCATGCGGAGGAATCGGGCAGAACCGATGATCCTCTTAGAGAACATTCTGCGTTCTGCCATTTCCTTACCCCGCGATCTGTTTGACTGATCCGCCTGCAATTGCTACGAGGCGTGTTGGTGAATCCTCCGGTGTTACATTGCGCGGCTCGCGATCCTCGTCATCAAATAGGCTCCCCTGTCCGCGATGTCCCTCGAGGTAAAGAACCGCCTCCTCCTGTAGGTCACGCAGGTGCGCTACGGTCTTATCTCCGAAATATCCAGGGAGGCCCTTCTCGGTATCTGTCTGCGGAAATTTGAACAGCGGCGTGTTGATCGTGGTTGTTGCTCTGGATCGCGGCATGCGATACTCGCAGGTGATGATCGCCCCCTCATATCCGCTCCCATCTGTGGAGTAGCTGACGCCGGTTGGTATCATGCGCTCGGCGAGCTGTCCGGGGTCTACTTCGAGGATTTTGCAAACATCGACGCTAAGGAGACCGAATATGCGCCAGAACTCTGGTTCTGGTTCCTCTTCGAATTTCGATGTGTGCGTGCTGACGAGGCTCTCCTCATCCTCTTTCTTGTCGTATTCAAAGACCAGTTTGCCTTTGCCGACCTTGATTTTCTTGATGGTGATATCCATGATTATCCTCCTCT